CATATAGGCTTCAGTCACGGCAACATTGCGCATGGATGGGTCTTGCACGTCCTCGTCTGACGTATCCATGTCGTAACCGCGCCGCTCATATATCTCGGCTTCGGTCATGTCTGAGCCGCTTTCAAAGCTGTCCAGATTAAGCACCACGTCTGGGTCATAGCCCATTGCGATTAGGTCTCCAGCGCGCATGTCTGTGCGGTGCGCCACAACGTAGGCATCGGCAAGGCTGCGGGCGTCACGGTTGATGAAGAACTCTTCCGGCGGCACGCTCTCAATGCACAACTCGCCACGTTCTTTCTGGCGGCTGAGTTTTACGCTGTGGATCGGCAGCTCAATCTCCACACCCATTTGGTCAATCTCAATGGTCATTTCAACTGTATGCTCAATCACAGTCACGCTGTCATCGTCCAGCAGATATGTATATTCGTCGTCAGACAAGTCGGTGAACGTGAAAATCTCGGCCTCTGGATATGTCATCCAGTATGCTTTCACGATGCCTTGCTTTTTAACCAACGCATCTTGGAAAGCGTCATTCATCACGCGGTAGCCGTTTAGCCGGGTAAACTCGTGGTGCATAAACTCAGTGGCTTGCTCGGCCATTGCCACGTCTTCTGGGCCGTTTGGCACAAATTCAACTGGCTTGGCTGTGCTGAGGAATATGCGCATCAGGCTTGGCTTCACGGAACGTACGGTATCCCGTACCTTTGTGGCTACAACCTTGCTGCGACCATCCTCGTAACCAAGGTCAACCTCGCCGTCGTAGTAGCGTTGAGCCTTGATCCGATCATCGCTGATCTCGCCCTCAACAAAGTCCACCGCGTCCGATATTGCGTCTTGGACAATGCTTTCGATTTCGCTGCGTGATTTTGGTTTAAGTTCCATGTGCATGGTGTCCTATTCGCTTGTCGGTCTACTGCGGGCGATATTGTTGCTGTATGGCTTCCGGCAATACTACTGGAGCCGCACGCTGGAGGCCAGCCTGCGCAGAGCCAGCGATACGCTCAATGGCCGATTGCAGCATAGCCAAGCCGCTTTCGTCATTCAGGGCGTTGCGCACAACATCTGGATTTTCTGAAATCAAAACTTGAACTACACGTTGGCGCTCTGCATCAGAAAGTTGAGGTGCAGCTTTACTGGCCACTTTGCCCAATAGCCGCATCAAATTAATTGGGTTGGGTGACATCAAGGTCTCAGCTATTTCACCAGCGCCAATATTCATGCCCTGCCTTGCCAGTTGAGCGTCAGTTATTTTAGTTGCAGAGCCTCCAGATATGGCCGTTGCGGCGGCTTGCGATCCAGCGGCGCGCTCGACTTGAGCCATAATATTTGGCAGCTGGTCCTCTGGCATCACAATGGACAGAATCCTATTCTCCTTGCGAGCTGGATCAGCTAGAGCGCCCATCATACTCTTGCGTGAACCCATGCTCATTTTGTTGCGAAATGCCTGCATCACCCCGGCTCGGTAAGCGCTAACAGCCTCCGGGCCAGCTTGGGATACTTTTGCAAACTCAATCTCAATTGCATCTGGGCTTTTTGATAGAGCCTTTTGGCCATCACCAAATGCCTCTCTAGCAGTTCGGACTACACTCGCCTGCGCTCTTGTCGCGGCAAGCTGTGGTGATGCAACGTCAAGAGAGGCTCGCAACCCACTTTCAACGTCAGAAATAGCCTCCCCAGCCACACCCTGTTTAGCTGTATATCTAGCGCTTGCTGTGCCTTGCAGTGAGCGCCTAATTGCCTCTGCCTCTTGTATGGTTGGGGTTCTATTGAACGAAACTGCGCCAGCCTCATCAATAGAGAAAAATGGCTTCTGGCCAGTGCTGGCCAATAAAGCCTCTTCAACTTCTTTCGCTGCTGAAGGCACTCTGCGCAAAGCCTCAGCGAGATCGCTTAGAACTTCAGACGGTGCGGCTTGTGTTTTGAAAGGCTCGTAGGCAGCTTTCTCCAAAGCCCTCGCCTCAACATCAGATGCCTGCATGCCTCGCAAAATGTTGGGATCGTCAACGCTTGATAAATACTTCTGTATTTCAGACATAGCCTCTTGGCGTGTCTGCTCTGGTCTGACGCGCATAGTCTCGCTCAACTGCGTCGCCGCTGGCCCGCCAGATGCTCGGTATGACCTAACAGCGTCAAGCAATGTTTTGTTCTCAGCCATAATGCGGCCAGATGCTACTCCCTCAACAATCTCATCAACGGTCATGCCGCTTTCTGAAGCAAGACGCTGAAGCTCAGTCTCAACAACCTTTGCGCCACGATCACCCAACTTCCGACGGGCGGCATCAATTATTCCGACCGTCATTCTCTTGATTGGCTCTGAAGCTGCGTATGCGCCAGCTCCCAAAACTGCCCCAGCTGGAGCGCCAATAACGGCACCAGTTAAACGGCTTTCAAAATCCTCACCTTTGCCTACGCCAGTTAGAGCGCCTTGAGCGGCCCCGGTTGCCCCCGCTCCCACAATGGTTTTTGGAGCAGCCACGCCAGCAACCTTTGCGATGGTTGGATACTTTGCAGCAATTCTAGCCGCAGCGCCAACTCCTGCACCGCCGCCAGTAAACAGTGAGCCAATTAAGGCCGGAAGAGCAGCCCCACCGATCTCAACACCCAAAGCCTCCATCGGGCGATCTGTTTGATATTCTGAAACAGCATCCCTCACCTCTGCAACAAGCTCAGAATATTCCCTGCCACCAAGTGACCTTATGGCTGCCTCAATTTCATCCGCAAAGCCAAAGGTCAAACCCTGCGCAAAAGTTCTGGCCCGCTGTGTGGGAACTTCAGAAGAGCCGTTGGTGTATTTTGAAAAGTCAGCCATTATTCAAACGATCCTGTTTCAATCCATTTCTTTTTCTCAGCCGCCGTGCGAGCGTTCCAGATGGCCTCCCAAGCTGGTTGAGTCAGCGGTTGCCCGTTTGCCGTTGCGCCAACTGGCATTGGCGGTGGCGGCATTGCCGCAAACTTGGGCGCAATTTCTGGCTGATCTCCAGTATATCCAAACTTAGGTAGAACCTCATTGGGGTCAAACCCTCTGGAAGTAGCTATTTTACCAAAGTAATCATAAAGAGGCAGAACCAAACTTTCTTGGGACTTATAAAGCCTACTTGAGCGGTCCAAGAAGTCGGCACGCTGCTCAGTTGTTAGCCTTGTCCCGTCAACGACACTGTTGAAGAGGCTGCGAACTCTAGCGTCAACGCCACCAGCATTTTGTGCGGTTGCAAATTCCCCCTCGCGCACAGTTGATCCGGGGTCAAGAACCTTCATATAGTTAAAGATTAAGGCCAAATCGCCAGCGGCGCTGGGGTCTTGTGCCGACGCAACAATCCGAGAATACGCCTCAGTTACGCCTGCAAAGTTTTTAATTCTGGGGATATTTGTAAATTCTTTACGAAGCGCAGACGCATCCTTAAAGTCGCCCCCTTTCGGCGGAGGCGCGCCATAAAGAACTTCGTAAGTCTCAGGATCAATCAACTTATCACCGACCACAATCGGCTTCTTTTTACCCGCAAGCAACTGGCTGGCTGCATCAGTACCAGAAATCATGCCGCGCTCAAACATATCTGCCAAGTCATTGCGACCCCTAGCGCGCAACATCTCAATGGTTTTATTCCTGTTTCCCGCCGCAACCCGCTGCGCGCCAGATTTGCGAATAGCCTCGCCACCGCCTCGCAGTTCCGGCATGATTAGCGGATCAAGCGCAGCTGCAAACTTCTGATAGCCTGACAAGCCAGTGTTCGGGTCAACGGCCATTGCCTTATCTTTCAGTGTTGACAGAAGCCCACGCATGCCGCCCTGTTGCGGCGCTGGTTGACCCATGTTGGGTGCGTTGTAAGTCTGCTCGCCGCCCATCATGTATGGAGGCTGTTTTCGATTGGCCATGTCTTGACCCCCTTGATTGCTTGTAAGTAAACCGCCGCTGGCAGTGGTTGCTGGCAGTGAAGTAATGTCAGCCACGTCAACGCCTGCAAAGTTCGCCAAATCATTCATCCGGCTGCCGCGCCACTGCGCAATGCCATATGTGCCTTGACCGCCAGCAAGCGTGTTGCGAGCGTCTGGATTCATGCCTTCATAGCTCTCAGCCATTAAGCGGCCAGTGATGCCAGCGGCCTGCTGCGGGGTGAGGCCCTTTTCGGTTAAATATCCAAAAGCAAACTTTGCGTTTGGTGAAATAACGCCGGGGTTTGATGCGCCTCCAGCCATTGCTGAGTAAACGCTGTTGGCGTAGTTGCGAGCCTCTGCGTCCTTAGCGCCACCTGAGCGCTCATAGTATTTATCCCACAGCGTTGCATAGTCTTCCGGCGTTGAGGCGTCGGCTGTAAGGAACTTGCCAAAGCCAGACTTTTCCTTTCCCTGCACTTCATTCCAGAGAAAGTCCATTTGCTTTGCGAGAGGGATAAAACCTTGTGGCATTACTTAACCCGGAACCATGCTTGCGCCAAGCTGCAAGTAATTAAACAAGCCGGGCTGCATGGAATTTGTTGTTGTGCTTTGGCTCGGCGTAACCCCAAGCGCAGCCAGAGGTGCCTGCAATGCCTGCGTTGGTGCGCCTGTGTAGCCAGCGTATTGCCCGCGCGCCGCATCAATGAGCGCCTGCTGAATACCTTGCTGCAAGAGACCTTGATCCGCCTGCCGCTGCTGGATTGTTTGACCTGTCTGGAACGCTTGCTGGCCAAGTCCACCGAGCTGTGACGCGGCACCGAGGCGAGCCTGACGGTCGGCCATTGCGGCTTGCAAGGCTTGGCTGTAGTTTGCTTGACGCTGCTGCGCTGCAATGTCGCCAGCCATGCGGCCATACTCGCCAGCCATAACGCCCTCAGCAACACCCTGA